TTAGCGCTTTATGGTTGCGTATATGTCTGGGTACGGGCTGGGCGTACCATTTATATCCACAACCAGAGAAATCTGGACATGATCACCATCGCGGATGGTGATTTTTTTTATGTGTTTTTGAAAACACTTCTTCAGCTCCAGCTCATCCATGGTGCGGAGGTTATCGCAGGCGATGTAATATTTAATTTCGTCCAGAGACGGAACCTTATCGTCCATGGTATTTTCATACGTGTAGATTTCTTTTTCGATGCATGACTTTTTCTCTTCCAGCGATGTCAATTTCTCTTTCATCGACTCATGAAACATCCCACCCATGATAGAATCAATTAACCGATCAATTTGATCTTTGACCTTTTCATACTGCATCTTAGACGCTGAAAGCTTACTTGAATTTTGCATGCTGTTGGAGATAGCATAATCCCTTACGATTTTGGCCGTTGCTGCAATTCCGCTTGAGGTGTAGAGTCGGGCTTCGATTACTTTTTTTACAATTTCTTCGAGATGATCTTTTCTGATGTCTTTGGCATTGCATTGGCCATTATTTTTCTTATTGCTGCAGATATAATAAAAATAATCATGACCTTTTGCCCGGCGCCGCTCACCGCAGTATGACGCTCCGCAATGGCCGCAGACAATTAACCCGGACAATGGATAAACATATTTATTTTTATATCTTCCCGAGGCTCTTCTGTTTTTTTCCATCTTCTCTTTCACCTTTACAAATTGTTTTTGTTCGATAATGCAGGGCATACCATCTTTTATTTTAATCACGTCATCGGCGCTCTTCAAATTGTGGGAATTATTGCCTTTTTTACGCCTGTTTTCGATGCGGTTATAAATATATGTCCCGGTGTACTTTTCGTTGCGTAAAAGCTCATATATGGAGTTTTTACCGAACGGTTTACCACGCTTTGTTTTACGGCCGGCTGCATTTAAGCTCCGGATGATATCAAAGTAGCCATGATCGTTTAAATACATGTCGTAAATAATCTGGACGGTTTCAGCTTCATATACGTTTATTTCGTACTTTTTAGACTGGGGGTTAACATCATATCCAAGTGGTGGCGTTCCCCCGTTGTGGAGGCACTGAAGGGCATTTTCTTTTAATCCCTTAAAGGTTTCTCTGGCCAGGTTCTCGCTGTAATATTCTGCCATCCCTTCCAGAACCGATTCAAGGATGATGCTTTCCGGGCTATCATCCAGACGCTCCAGGACTGAAAACAGACGAACCCCGCATTTTTTCAGTTTACGCTTATATAAAGCGCTATCATATCTGTCCCGGGAGAAGCGATCCAGCTTATGAACAATGATCGCCTGGAATTTATTCTTTTCGGCATCATCGATCATTCTTAAGAAACCGGGGCGCTCGTCCGACAGTCCGGATCGGACTTCATCGGTATAAACATCAACCAGTTGATAATTTTCTTTTATACAAAATTCTTTAATGGCTCGGAGCTGGGCATCTATACTCTCAATTCTTTGGTTATCGCTGGAAAAACGGGCATATGCGACTACATTCATTTTCTTCATAATATTTTCTTCTCTCTTTCAGTTTTCAAGGTATTTTGGGACGCAGTCGGTTATAAATTCGACAGGCACGCCGTAAAGCTCTGATAATTCGTAGGGGTTATATAATTTCGTATCAATTCTAAATCGGCTAATCGGCAGCAAAAAATAAACAGAAAAGGCAATCGCCTGACATTCATATCGCCCTTGTATGGTTTTATCCAGCCGGTGGATATCGCAGTTATGACAGAGAATATGGCCTAATTCATGGCTCAGGAATACACGGCTATTAAAGTCGTAGGTATGAGGCATAAAGACTGAATTTTTAATAACACATGATTTACAGAGATTCTTTGAGATGACAATATCAAAGCCCTGGTCAATGATGGCCTGCTCAATTTGCCACAGTGGGATGGGGAAGGAATTGATTTGATATCTTTTTTTCATTAAGTTAGATTTTTTGAATGCAAGATCATTCATACACACCTCCTAAACAGAACGTTTGTTTATTATAGCATGTTTAAAGAACGGGTGTTCTATGAAAAGAGGGTAAATATTTGTGAAGAAGGTCGAGAAGAAGGGAACCCACATGGGGTTCCCTGTCTGATAGAAATATTATGGCGCAAAGACCACTTGATTTAATCCTGAAATACTAATAATATCACCATTATTTAAATTCACTTTCACTTGCTTAACCGCATATTCGCTATCACCTAGGATCTCATTTGTTTTCAAACTACCGGAGCTTGAATAAATTGAAAAATTACCAGATCCCGATGGAGTGGTAGCGACGTAACTGCCAGTCGGGATATCAATTCCTGCAATAAAATATCCAGCGGGTAGCGTAGTTCTTGAAGTTCTCTCGACTGGAGTAAAAATAACTTGATCAAGTCCAGAAATGTTAATAGTATCGCCGTTTAAAATAGTTGTTTCTATTAAGGAAACACCATAAGTACTGTCACCTAGTATTTCGTTAGTCATGAGAGTGCCATTTTTAGCGCTTATAGTAAAATTACCCGATCCACTTCCAGCAGTTATCGTGTATCTTCCTGGTTGAACATCCGTACCGGCCGAAAATGCACCACTGAACAATTCGGCGTATTGAGCAGTATTTGCAGCAGCTTTTTTATCAGCTTCAGCTTTGTCCGCCGCAGCTTTATCAGAAGCAGCCTTGTCCGCCGCAACCTTTTCAGCAGCAGCCTTGTCGGCGGCTGATGTGTCCTCGGCCACTACTTCTGTTTTGGTCGCTGATTGATCACTGACGGTTGCTGACTTAGTACCGCCAACAAATCCACTCAACCAAGCTAATGAATAAAAACCTAAAATAACCGTTAAAATAATTCGAAGTACCATGCCGCCTTTTTTGCCGATCCACAATAATGCGATACCTGCTGGGGGAATAAAAATACACGCCAAAACAACAACCCATGTTTTCTGCCAGAAAGGCACTTTAACATTTTCTTCCATGCAGTTCCTCCTCTTTTCTTTTATTGATTTGATTATACTACTTAAAAAGTGACATTGAAACGATGAAAACAAGTAAAATTTCAACATCACTCAACTTGAAATAGGTATATTCACCAAATATTAACAAAAGTTAAGAAATGACATGTCCTAATTAACAGCTGGGGCTTTTTTAAGCTCTTCTATATTTACTTCGCCCATTAAGATTTGAACTAAGAATAAATATAGTTTTTCTAATTCAAAATTTTTGGCTACAATACAATTCGGATATTGTTTTATTTCGGCTGTGCTAGTGATTTTAAAATCATTGGGGGATGGTAACCCTGAAGCATAAATAAAAAGATAGTCCCCAAACATTTGGACTCCAGTTATTGAATCTAGTTTTATTGTAAAAAGGCCCATAACCCGCCCAGCTAACAAACCTTTAGCAACACTTTTACCGCTACCACGTACAATTTCTACAATTTTATCAGTTACGGCTACGTTAGTACCTGTAGAAAAATGAAATTCTTTCATAACAAATCATCCTTTCAAAATAAAAAAGCAGACTCTAATAAAGCCTGCTACTTTTTCTTATTCAATTCTCTCAAAGCTTCCTGGCCTTTTAAAATATTCAGCAAGTTTCTTTTTTCTTCTTCTGACCAATCGTCATAGCCATAGAACATGGAAGACATTTCATCATCACTTAAAAACGCATCCAGCTCCTTGTGGTAATCATGCTCATCGTGCAGATTCTGATTAACGTCTCGCGTTGGAAGTGGGTCGTCAGAAATACAGAGAATAAAATCTGTAGATGTATTAAAAATAATAGCTAATTGTCTTAGAGTTTCATCAGTTAAAGAAACATCGCCTTTTTCATATTTTGAAATAGCTGCTGCTTGAACGTCCAACTTTTCACCAAGTTCAGTTTGTGTCCAGCCCATATTTTCTCGTAATGCTCTTATTCTATTCACAGGATAACACCCCCTACTAATGTAATTATAAAGTATCTGATTAAGATAATCAATTCGCTATCTTAATCAGATAAAAAAGGAAAGAAATAGATTGACATTATCCCAGTAGGATAATATAATATAAATTATCCAAATAAGATAATCGAAGGGAGGGAGTGAAGTGCTTGAAAATTTGAGAAAACGGAGAATTGAAAAGGATGTTTCTGCTCTGGAAATGGCTAATACAATCGGTCTTAAAACAAAAGCAGCATATTACAAAAAAGAGTCAGGGGTTGTTAAAATTACTTTAGACGAGGCGATTTTAATTGCTGACAGACTTGGATCAACTTTAGATGAGCTTTTTTTTGACTATCAATTATCTGAATAAGATAATTGCAATGAAAATCCAAAAGCCAGTTAGGAGGTGAGAAGGATGGAGAATGAAAAAATAAAAAATGAAATTCTCTGCCAACAACTGCAATTGTTAGCAGAGAGATCAGCAAAACGAAATACAGATGATCTGGTAAAAATTAGTATTGCAATGGCTGTCATTGGTGCAGAAATAAAGCAACCTATGAAGGCTGTTAACATAACGAATGAGTACCCTAAACAGCCTGAACTTGTTGCGTCTGAGATAAGAAAGAATCGCGATCAATTGGTGAAGTCGCTATGATTTGATCAACATATAAAGTAAAAACAAAATCGTTGAAAGTAGTGACGACACCGTCCCGAATAATTATGACATCGCTTAAAGTGATGATCAGGAAGCCAGTTAAGAGGTGAAAAAGATGACAGTAATATTTCCATCAGGTAACAGCATAAACCAAGAAACAATAGAAAGAGTTCAGAAAAGAATACGGGAAGTCCTAAAAGAAGAACTTCCGGAACCAGACCAGGTCGGTGAAGTAGTTTCACATATTTTACTTGACCTAGAAAAGAAAAAGGAAAGCTGGGGACTCAAATTATAGGTGTTTTTCAACCAAGTCTTGAAGCGTATATGAAATAATCTTTAATTCTTTGTCCTTGGTACTTGCACGTGTTTGTATATTATCCATTTCAGATTGAATATTAATATTATACACGTCGTTGTATTGGTTGCGCTTAGTTCCATAGGTCACGTCAAAAACGATGGGATGAGGATTTCTACAATATTTCAATGGGTCAATATTACAAATAACTGATTGATTTGGAGCTAAAAAACTGTTTTCAAGATGCTCGAAGGGTGTTCGCTCATCATCATATGAATACTTGGAAAGATCGAAATCAACTTTGAAATTAATAATTTTAGCACCAGTGGTTCCAAAATTCTTGACAATGATGTAGTATCTGGGACCTTCAAAATTTGCAACCCGAGCATAAACAACGACATAAGGTTTAGTAGATTCTTCAATCATATTTCTATTTTCTTGAAGTGTGGCGAGTGAGATTAGAACTGCAATTAATGCTATGAGTAGACTGATGATACTTAAAATTTCCATAGAAAGCTCCGTTCATGAATTATTGATAAATTCATTATAGGAGAAGGTGGAATTACATTCAAGAGTAAAAAGCCAGTGTAGTTGAAGATTGACAAAGAATTGAAAAAGAGGGGATAGAGGAATGCTTAAAGAAATAGTCATTGAAGCAACCATCAGCACCGGGGAAATGAAAGTGATCAGCGAAAAGACCATCCCCGGTGAGTTGGAAGTAACTACCGATTATTGCAGGATGATCTTGGATCGTATTGCGAATGATAAAGAAAAGGAGATACAGAAATGAACGAATTTATTAAAGAGAGTTTCGAACTTGAGAAAAAGAAAGCACTGGCAAAACAAATTGCAATCCTTTGCCTTGAAATTAATTTTATCAGTGACGAAAGAAAAAGAAAACAAGCTAAGCCATGCGTGTTTTTTAGTCTATCTGGCCATGTTGGCATCATTGATATTGATGTATATGAAAAAGGCTGGGAATCCAAGTGTCGCGCAGATAGAATGTTTTGTTTAAATGAGTATTCGACATTACTGGAATTTACAGATTGTCTGACCTATCTGAATGAATTATATCTAAGCCAGACAATTGAATCGGAGATAGATAAGAATGGGGATGAGGAAGGTAAAGAATTAAGCGTGGATATAGATCGGTCTGTCGGAGTTTGAAGAGTTAGAGATCAAGGAGTATTACAAGTTAATTTTAAGCGAAAGGATCAGAAAAGAACATGAAAGAATCATGCAAAAGTATTTATCGGATCTGTAGAGATCGTGCCGGGTTAACCCAGGAAGCAGCAGCCCCAAAGCTGGGAGTGTCTGTCCGGGCGCTGGGAAACTATGAAGCCTATTCACTGGAGGTTGGGAAGAACATGCCTCCGGAAGATGTTGTGCTCTGCATGGCAAAAGTCTATGGTACACCATGGTTACCATTGCTGCATTTGAAAGAAAACACCTTAATTGGAAAGGCAATATTCCCGGATGTGGAGTTAACAAACCTACCGCTGGCGTTTTTAAAGTTTCAGGCCGAAATCGGTGATATTCAGCCGTTAGAGAGCGAAATGCGAAAGGTTATCCTAGATAATCGTATTGATGAACATGAACTGGAAACCTCAGAAATATTCATAAAGGAGTTGATGGAAGGCATCATGTCTGGATGGAGTTTAATTTTCTCAGCAATAGAAAAAAGACCGTTGCTCGAACAACGATCTCAAGTTTTTACCCTGGTCAGGTAAAGATTCTTTTATCAATTCTAGCATATCTATATGCGTTTGTACAGTGGGGAAAGGGCGGGATGAAGAAAAATAATAAACAGGATGATCGAATCAAGCATTCCAGAATATTGGAACTGCAGGAAAAGGAGTCAACCCGGCTAAAGGGTGATGAGAAATTTAGAGAAATAATTAACCGGTTCCGGGAAAGTTTAAAACTGGAACCGGAATATTTGGAGGATGAAACATGAGCTATTCTAGACAGAAAGTTATTGAAATTTTAGAGAAAAAAGGGTTTGTTGGTGAGGAATCTGAACAATTTGATGTGCAACATTTTATAGCCCCGGGATACAAGGAAATCAAGATGAAATCGGACGGTATTAAGCATTATTTCAAGGTGCTGACCAAATTCACTACCAACTTAAGAACTGCCCTGGAATGGGCAGGGGTGGAAAAGCTGGAGGATGTGGCGTGAATTATAGTTTTGACATAGATGTAGCTGAAAAGCTGGGGGTTAATGCTGCCATTGTTGTTCAAAACCTTCAGTTCTGGATTAAAAAGAATGAAGCCAATAACAAGCATTTCCATGATGATCGCTACTGGACATTTAACAGCATTAAGGCCTGGAAAGATTTATTCCCATTCTGGTCAGATCGCCAAATCCGGAAAATTCTGGATGATCTGATCGAAAAAGGAATCATCATAAAAGGCAATTATAATGAATTAAAGTATGATCGTACTTTGTGGTATGCATTTACCGATTATGGCATTTCCATTTTACATAATTGTCAAATGAAAGTGACAGATTTGTCAAATCGAAGTGACAAGAACGTCGAACCTATACCAGATATAAACACAGATATAAACACAGATGTAAACACAGATAGAGAGAGTACCCCCGAAACTACTGAAATAGCAATAGCAGTAAATGGTGAACGGAATGAAGTGATTGATGAATTCAATCGTGTCGTTACCAGATTGCCAAAGGTAACAGTCCCGACACCAAAGCGTCAGGGTGCCATCAAACAGCGGATCAAAGAGCATGGTCGGGATGCCGTTAGCGTTTGCTTTGATAAAGCTGGGAAAAGTGATTTTCTCTGTGGGGTCAATGACCGGGGGTGGATGGCCAGCTTCGACTGGATCATGAAGCCTGAGAATTTTGTCAAGATCCTGGAAGGAAACTATGATAATAAAATTCTGGTTTCCCAAAATGTGCCTTGTCAGCCGTATGAGTATGATTGCAGTTTTAATCCGGAGGACTCACTATGACGGAGTTAATTAACATTGAGGAAATCAGCAAGACGTGTGACGTTGTGGACATTAACGATTATGTCAAAGATGGTCTGATCTACTGCCATAAATGTGATAGTCCGAAAGAAGTGATTCTTCATTTTCTGGATAAAACACGAAAAGTATTTTGTATTTGCGAATGTGAAAAACGGGAACGAGATTTGATCGCAGAAGGTTTTGTTGTTCTGCAAGAGAAAGAAAATATTCGTCGTTTGCAGACCATGGGCATTCAGGATGATGCCTTCAAGAAATGGACGTTCGATCAGGATGATGGTGGACAACCAAACTTAGAAATGGCCCGGATCTATGCTGATAATTTCATGAATGACTTTTTTAAAACGGGCATGGGGATGATATTTTGGGGGAATGTAGGCCGTGGAAAAACCTTTACGGCGGCATGCATTGTCAATCAATTGATCGAGAATAATGTCCCTGTTATGATGACCAGCTTTGCGAAAATTGTGGATGATATCTTTTCAATTCAGGACAAGGCGGCATATTTTAAGGAGTTCAACCGGTATAAGCTCCTGGTCATCGATGATCTGGGAGCCGAACGACAAACAGATTATGCGATGGAACAGGTCTACAAGGTTGTCGATGATCGGTATAAAAATAATCTGCCAATGATCATCACCACAAATTTGACGATCAATGAGCTGAAAAATCCGAAGAAGGTGGAGTATTCCAGAATCTACGACAGAATACTGGAGAAATGTGTGCCCGTCTCATTTACAGGCAAAAACTACCGTCAGGAAATCAGAAATGATCAAGTTGAATGGGCAAAAGCAAAATTTAGGAAAGAAAAGAAAATAGGCGCATGGTCTACCTGATTGCAGACATAAGTAAGTATGAGTGGCCACTCGCTGTCGCTGGCAGCCTGAATGAATTGGCTGAGATCTGCAAAGCTGAGATCCCGGTGATCTGCCGAGTGATCCGGAAGAACCGGACAACGAAATTATTTCATGGGGTGCCGGCGAAGATTTATAAGTTTCAGGAGGATGGAGCATGAACTGCGAAATCCAAGGCCAGATAACAATGTTTCAGCCAAGGATCTTCGAACAATCTACCCCGGTCACTGACGACATTGTCCATAAAAACGGCGCGATATTCGTCAGTGATCAAAACTATCATTCATGGGATTTGCCTGATTGGTTTCCAAAGGACGCCTGGGGGAAACGGCTAAAAGATGGAACTTATGTGTTTCACGCTTTTAAGGTAAACGATAGGCCGAAAAACCCACGAAAAGACGACAGCGCCACATTGCAAGATCGAAAAAGGCGATTTCTCTATCAGAGGATGATGGATTTCGGAAACCCAACATGGAAGGATGTGGAGGACTTCAAGAGCTGGGTGGAAGCATATGAAAAAGCCAATACGGTTGAAGCTGTCAAGGAAATTATCTGTGATAAATATTGCTTGATCTGTAAAAAGAGAAAGCGGAACAATCGTGGGAATGATGATGTTGGTGAAGATGCTGTGCTGTTGAGTGTCAATGGGTTTAAAAACGACAGGAGGAAAACAAATTGATCCAGATTGATATGGAAATGCCGGTAAGCTGTGAAAAGTGCCCATGTAAAAATCCGCGGATTGGATCATTCCAACTTGAATTTACTTGCGGCGTTAATAAAAAAAGGCTTGGAAGCATTTGCGAAAAACCTAGTTGGTGCCCGTTGATCGAGGTGAAGGAATGAACTGGGTTTGTGATGGCTGCGAGTATATAACAGAATCGCCATATATTTGCATGTGGTCTTGTCCCAGAGAAATAGAAAAGGAAATGGACGATGAGAATGACAGAAAAACTTACCCATCTAAGCCTATTCACGGGGATCGGGGGCATTGACTTAGCGGCCGAATGGGCTGGGTTCGAGACAATCGGACAATGTGAATGGGGGGATTATGCAACTAAAGTCTTAGAGAAGCATTGGCCGTTTGTCCCAAAATGGAAAGATATCCGAACGTTAACGGGAGATAATTTTTATGAAAGAACAGGAATGCGTACAGTTGACATTATTAGCGGAGGATTTCCTTGCCAGCCATACAGTATCGCCGGGAAACAAAGAGGCAAAGAGGATGACCGTTATCTCTGGCCAGAAATGCTTAGAGTTGTCCAGGAAATCAAGCCCACTTGGGTGCTTGGTGAAAATGTTGTTGGAATCCTCGGACTGGGGATCGAAAAAATACTTTTTGACTTGGAAAGTACAGGATATCAAGGGGGGGTATTTCAAATACCAGCTTGTAGCATCGGCGCAGCGCATAAACGGGATCGGGTGTTTATCGTTTCCTACGCCATTGGCAAGCGATGGGATGGCCTGGAACAAGAACCAAGCATCAGACGTCCAGACATCGATATTTCGAATGCGTTCAAGCCGTGGAACAATGCGGAGCATTTATCTCTGGATTTTTATGGGACTATCTCCAATCCAAGCAGCGGAAAAAAACGAAATGATGATGGGCTTTCCGAAGGGATGGACCGACTTGAATGCATAGGTAATGCAGTTGTTCCGCAGCAGGTTTTCCCGATATTGAAATCAATTGCGGAAATAGAAATTAACTTACGGAGAAAAGCAGAATGAAATGGAAATATTCAAAAGGATCTACAACTACAGACCTTTAAGTCGTAATCGAAAAGATGGCTTCGAGGTGGAAAGTGACCAGTTTATTGGTTTGCGATACATTATCAAGGGGGATAGCCTGGTAATAGCATCTGCTAAAAACGGAGCCTTTGCAGTGGATCTTGAAAAAGGGAAGCTGCTGGCACAAGAAATAATAGAAATGGTGGAGCAATATGAAAAATAAATATTATGGTTATATTGAAATTTTACATCGAGATGGTTCCAGTGATTCACTTTACGCAGGGGTAGACTTATTTGAAAAGATAAGTGATGAAATCATAAACGGCGAGTGCTTAATTCATATCCCTTGCCGAGGTGGAAGAAGTATTGAATTTTTTTCTGGCACAGTAAAAAAGGTTTCTCTGATTATCGGTGGAAGGATTTTAAGACAGGGGGTTGCAGTTGATTGATTTGAATAAATTTATTACTTGGTACATCCATGCACCACGGGTGGTTCAACAATGGAAGAAAATAAAGCCAGTGAACAGCTTGCATATGAAAAAATAATTGCCTGGTATCCGGGGATTAAGATCATTCGGCCTTTGCAGATCATTCCCGATGGCATGGGACATTCTGAAGCTATCGAACGTTGCTTTAAGTTATTAAGTGGTTGTGATACTGGCATATTTGCTGGATATTGGATGATTAGTAAAGGGTGCAAGATGGAATTTGAGTTCTGTGTCACGAATAAAAAAGGGATAATTGATTTTGAGAATTTATTTGATGAGGTGGCGGTATGATGGAAATATTGATCAATATTGCATCAATTAGTTTCTGGTTTGCCTTGGCCACATAATGAAAATTTCAGCAAAAAGCTATTTTGGAGGTGCGTGAGATGATAATGCCGTGGGAAAAAGCGGGAATGAAAAATAAATGTGACGGCTGCAAGTATGTTGTAGATACTGGTGAAGAAGGTTTGTTAAGTTTAGCATGTAAAATGGACTACGGGCAATGCTTTTCAGGGAATCGATGGGAGCCTAATGATGAAGTCGCTGAGTTGTTGCAAGCATCTGAAGCCAAACACGACATAGGTAAACCACGATACGATTTAGTAAGCCCGGCGCCGATTGAAGCGGTTGTGTATGTACGGAGTGGTGGTATGCAAAAGCATATAGAGAGTAATGAAGGATAGACACAAAAAAAGGAGCTTTCGCCCCAAGTTGCTCGTAAACATATTTTAACATGGGGGGAAGAGAATGTCAAAGATTCAGAGTATTACAGAGATGATCAAAATAGAAACAAAGTGCCGGGATAATTTAATCAGGAGGAAAATTAGCCTGATGGTTAAGTTATCCCCGGATGTTATTAAAACCAGCTGCATAACCAACGATGCGGAATGCATCCATGGGAATTCCTCAAAAGCTTTTGAGGATAGTCTTCCAGAGATCATGATGCTGCAGCAGCAGATTAATGAGCATGATAAAGAAATAAAAATATTAAAAAATCTAAGAGATCAGATCATTGAGCATATTGAGGGGATCGATAATGTAAATATGAAGGTTAAATACCTTCGGGATCATGTTGGCTACAGCTTGCAGGAGATAGCTCTAGTGCTTGATTATGGGTATGGTTACATCAGAAAGATATCGGCAAAATTAGACAGTGAGTAAAACAGTGAACAAAACAGGGTACAGCAATTTTTTTTAAACCATGATATTATCTAAAATAGAAAAGTGTGTAAAGAATTGAGCAGCCAAGTTTGGTTGCTTTTTTATTTGCATAATATTGGACAGGGGAGGCATGACATGGATAATGCTTGTATATGTGCAGGATGCATTCATAATCGTGATGGCCAATGTTTAGACAAGAAGCTGCTGAGCGATCCTTTTGAGCAAACGGGATGTTTGAGACCGGCAACTGTCTTGAAACAGGAGGTCGAAAAATGAAGTGAGAAAACAACCATCTAAACCAATACGAAAAACCCAGGACGTTCTTGATATGCAAGATTATTTAAAAGCGGCATCCAACAGAACCGTTGAGGGCAGACGTAATTACATTTTATTTTTAATCGGCATCACGACCGGTTATCGTGCGGGGGATCTGGTTGGCCTAAAAATCAGGGATGCCAGAGAAGCGATCCGGCATGGGTACTTCCTGATCCAGGAAGGAAAGAAATACAATTCTAAGAACATCCGGCAGAAGAACCGGAAACCCCGGCAGGCTGAGATTCTTCCCAAGGTAGCCAGGGAGTTGAAGTTATACATCAAGGATAAGCGTGATTATGAATTTCTTTTTCCATCCAGGAAGGGTGGAGCCATTGGTGTTCAGGCAATCAGTAATATTTTAAAAGATGCTGCAGCTTACTTTGGGATTAAAGGGATCACGGCGCACAGTATGCGTAAAACATACGCTTATAAGATTTACATGGACAGCGGAAAGGATGTTGTGGCAGTAAAAGAACTGCTGGGACATTCCAGCATTGAAGAGACAAAACTATATTTAGGACTGGATCAAGAGAAGTATCACGAGTACAGCAAAGCATTATCTGACTTTGTACGGTGAGCTTTTTTTATTTTTTTGATGTTGAATGTTTAAAAAATGAGTGGGTGAACATTGAAGAACAGGATTTCTTATACTCTAGTAAGTAGAGAGCTGAAAAACTGAATGTGTGATTCTCTAAGGAAACCAAACATTCAAACAGAAAAACCCGAACGATAAAAGTGATAACAGTCAATAATGTTCGGATTTTTATTTGAGTAATCGAGGTAAATAATGGCTGGCATATTTGCAAAACAAATCTATAACTCTAAACGTTGGATCACTAAAAGAGAATATATCTTTTCTAAGACCTTTGGTATCTGTGAAAGATGTGGGCGACCAGGTGAAGAAGTGCATCATAAGATTTATCTGACGCCTGAGAATATCCATGATACTGGAATAGTTTATGGGGAGGATAACCTTGAGCTGTTATGCCGGGACTGTCACTTCGATGAACATCGAAAGACTAATCCATTATCAAATAACTTTAAGAAAAGGGTGAGGCTTACGAACAACGGTATGTACTTTGATGAGGAGGGGAATCCTCAGCCGGTTAAGCGTTGGTTAGTCTGTGGTGCGCCAGCATCTGGGAAGACAACGTATGTACTGGATCACATGGATCATGGGGATCTGGTCATTGACTTCAATCAGGTTGGTCAGGCGTTGAGTCTACAGGGTAAGGATGAAGTGCCGGTCAATCTTATTGAGACTGTTGCCGGTGTTATTGATTATCTATATCGCTTAATCATTGATGGCAAGATCGATGCAAGAAACATTTGGATCATTGCATCACTGCCAAAGGACAAGGAGCGTGACTTAATTGCTGAACGATTGGATGCATCAATCATTTCAATTGATACTGATATTGAATCTTGTATTGCAAACATAATGAATGACGATGACTGTAAAAATAAGGAAATAAAAAAAGAAATTCTGAAAAATTATTTTAGAAATCGCAAAGCATAGGCCCCCCTAAAAAAACATGGGGTGGGTCATCAGGAGACCGTCGGAGGTGGAAGCTCTTTGTTCCTCCACACGAAAATTTCAAAAAAGGAGGGGGGTTAAAATGTGACCGTATCCGAACAATTAGAAAAAGAGAAGAAGATCAGGGCAGAGAAAAACAGAATTACCAAGATCTATAAAAACAACAATCTGGATAAGGATATCATCAAAGTTCTGGAAGGGCTTGTTTCTGATGCTGCTTTTATGCGAGTGGCCATTGAGGAAACGAAAGCCGAATTAGTTAAAAATGGAATGATGGAAAAGTTTAAAAACGGATCCCAGGAGTTCTGGCGTGAAAAACCGGAATCAAAAGTATTCCTTAATTTCATGAAGCAGTATTCCAATACCATGAAGCTGCTGATTGATCTGATGCCAGTCCAGGTTAAAGAAGAAGAGCGGGATCAGCTGCTGCAGTTTTTTAAATCCGGAAAGGAAGTTGTTAAAAAATGAGCCGAGCTGAGTTCATCGAAGAATATCATGATGCTATTATGTCGGGGGACATCGTGGCCGGTCGCCGGATCAAACAGGTTTATGAAAAATTGATGCATGACCTTAAGCACCCGGGAAGATTTGTGTTTGATGAAGAATTGGCAAACCGTCCGATTGATTTTATTGAGACCTTTTGCAAACAAGCCCAAGGTGTTTTGGGTGAACCGATCAAACTGATGCTTTTCCAGAAAGCAAAATACCAGGCGGTCTATGGTTTTGTGGATAAAGAATCACGGCTGAGAAAATACGGTGAAGTCTTAGACATCCGGGGCCGGAAAAATGGAAAGACAACTGAGCTGGCTGCTACCAGTATTTTTATGACCATTGCTGATGGGGAAAGCGGGGCAGAAAACTATTTTATTGCCACCAAGCTTGATCAATCCCAAAAAGGTTTCAATGAAGCCTGGAACATGATCGCCCAGAGCAAAGCATTGTCCAAACATATCCGGAAACGGAAATCAGATCTTTATTTTGATCCCAACTTTTCATTTATCAAAGCGCTGTCCAGTAATCGCAACGGGCTTGACGGACTTAATTCTCATTGTGTGATTATCGATGAGCTGGCAGCCATTAAAAACCGGGATCTCTATGATTTGATGAGACAATCAATGTCTTCCCGGGATCAGCCGCTTTTGACCTGTATTTCGACCAATGGTTTTGTCCGGGAGTGCATTTTTGACAGTCAGTATGAGTATGCCTGTAAGGTGCTGGATGGTAAGGTGGTTGATGAAACGTTCCTGCCATTCATTTATGAGCTGGATGATCGTGATGAGTGGGATAAAGAAGAATGCTGGATAAAAGCGAACCCGGGTCTTGGTATTATCAAGAAAACCGAAGTCCTCCGGGGTTTTGTGAATAAAGCAAAAGAAGATCCGGCCTTTAAAGCCACGGTCATGGTCAAAGATTTCTGTGCCACAGAAAATGCAGCCACCGCATGGCTCCGCTGGGAAGAACTTTACAACCCCGAAAAATTCGAGGTTAAGGAAATGGGTTTTCGCTATGGCGTTGGCAGTTTTGATCTGGCCGAGACAACAGACCTTGCAGCCGCAAAAGTGGCCTGCAAAAGAAGGGATGATGGTAAGGACTATTATTTATCCATGTACTGGCTTCCGGAAGAAAATTTGAACAACAAAGAACTACTGGATCAGGTGCCTTACCTATTGTGGGAAAAGCAGGGATTACTCAGGGTATGCCCGGGAAACCGGATTAATCCTTATCACCTCCTTGAGTGGTTTATTGAGGTTCAGGAGGAATATGACATTTATATCCCATGGATTGGGTATGATCCCTGGCATGTTGATGCCAGTTTGCTACAGGCATTCCAGAATTATTTTGGCAAACAGTCGATGATTCCGGTTCGCCAGGGTGTTCACACCTTATCGATGCCGATGAAGGAGCTTAAGGCTGAACTGATTGCGAAGCAATCGGTTTATAATGACCACCCGATTGATAAGTGGTGCCTGAAAAATCTGGAGGTGAAGGTGGACATCAACGGTAATATCCAACCGGTTAAGGGTGTGTCGCAGACACAGAAAATTGATGGCGCTGTGGCCATGATCATTGTCAAAGTAATCCTTCGGGATAAGATGGCAGAGTATTTAAATATGATTTAGGAGGTGTTCGCTTGTTTGAAAAAGTAAAACAATTTTTTAATAAAAGCCCAACAGTGACTACATTTGAAATGATTACTGAACAGGGCAATGGCTTCTATGCCTGGAATGGGAATCTGTATCACTCCGATCTGGTGAGGTCGTGCATCCGGCCAAAGGTAAAAGCCATTGGTAAGCTGACCGCCAAACACGTCCGGCAAACCGGATCGGATTTTAAGGTTAACCCTGATGTTTATATGCGCTTCTTACTGGAAGAACCAAATCCTTACATGACCGGTCAGATGCTTCAGGAAAAGCTGGCTACTCAGCTGCAGCTTAATAATAATGCTTTTGCGTATATTGCCAGAGATGCCAATGAAATGCCGGTGGCCATTTATCCCATACCAGTGACAACAGTAGAGGCAGTTTATAATTCCTCCGGAGATTTATTCTTACGGTGCTACTTGCTGAATGGCAAACTGGTCACATTCCCATATGTGGACGTGATTCACCTGAGACAGGATTTCAATACCAATGATATTTTTGGGGAAAGTCCCCAGCAGGCGTTGGCTCCATTGATGGAGATTGTAAACACGACCGATCAGGGGATTATCAAGGCGATTAAAAACAGTGCGGTCATAAAGTGGCTGCTTAAATTTAATACAATCTTAAGGGTTGAAGATATCAAAAAAGAAACTGATAATTTCACGAAGACCTTTTTAAGTATCGAAAACTCTGGTGGAGCTGCAGCAACTGATTCAAAGATGGATGCCATTCAGGTCACCCCACATGATTATGTTCCCAATGCGCTACAGATGGATAAAACCACTCAGCGTATTTTTTCATTTTTTGGTACCAATGAAAAGATTATCCAAAGCCGGTACAACGAGGATGAATGGAACGCCTACTATGAAGCAGAGATTGAGCCCTTTGCCCTGCAGATTTCCGGAGAATATACAAGAAAACTGTTCAGCCGAAAGCAGCGGGGTTTTGGAAATTCGATTATGTTTGAGTCCTCAAATCTGCAGTATGCCAGCATGAGCACAAAACTGGCATTATATCAGGCTGTGGATCGTGGTTCCATGGTACCAAACGAATGGCGTAAAATTTTAGGGAATCTGACCCCGTTACCCGGTGGTGATGAACCTATCCGGCGACTGGACACCCAACCGGTTAAGGAATATACGAAAGTTGAGAGTGGAGGTGAATAAGAATGCCTATTGAAATTGAAGTAAGAGGGACAATTGTCCCAGATGGTGATAAGTGGATCTATGATTATTTTGAGCAGCCCTGCACCACAGCAGCGGATATCCGAAATAAGATCCGGTCGGCTAATGGTGATGTGCTGGAAGTTTCGGTGAATAGTCCTGGTGGCGATATCTTTGTTGCTTCGGAGATTTACACCGCATTGAAAAATTATAACAATGTCAAAATCAAGGTGACGGGTTTGGCGGCCAGTGCTGCCAGCGTGATCGCCATGGCCGGTTATTGTGAAATGAGCCCCACCGCCCAGATGATGGTCCATAATGTGTGGACGTGTCAGAGTGGGGATTACAGGGATATGGATTCTGCCAGTGAGAGCTTGAAGAAAGCGAATCGCTCCATTGCTAATGCTTATTGCGTCAAATCCGGCATGAGCATGGATGCAGCGTTAAAAATGATGGACGATACCACGTGGATGACTGCCCAGGATGCCAAGGCGTTGGGGCTTGTGGATAAGGTGTTGTTTGAAGTTGGTGATGAAGAGGGATTCTATCAAAACCAATTATTTAACAGTGTTTTAAAAGAAAATGCCAAGGCCATGTACGCAGCGATCCCCCGGTTAAGCCCTGGTGTGATTGCAAAGATGCGGGAGTCCCGGGAGAATGCTCCGGAGAAGAATGAAAATTTAGAAAATGAACTAAAAGCCCTTGTTGATCAGAACCTTGAATCAGCAAAGGCTTATTTAAATTATTTAAAACTGAAAGGTAATGTGAAAAATGACTAAAGAACAGTATTTGAAAATGAGAAATGAATTGTTGGCAGAGGTTGATGGATTAATTAACGGCGGCGATGTGGAAACTGCCAACGCAAAAATGGCAGAGGTAACAGATCTAGATAACAAGTTTGAAGCAGAGCGAACCGCTCAGGCGAATGCTGCAGCACTACGAGGGGCACCAGTGGTGAATTTATCAGCTGCATCGTCACCATTAATGGATGGTCCAGAGCCCCTTCCTGTTTTCGCATCATTTGGCCGAGTAAACACCAAAGCGGAGCTGCATGAACGAGCCTTTTACAATTTTCTGGTAAATAAACCATCTACCCAGGAAGAAAAGGCAGTGTTTGATCAAATCAATACGGATTATCGGAATGCTGTGCAAACTGCTACCGATCATCAGGTGGTGATTCCAGAAACCGTAACCGCCAAAATCTGGCAGGAAATTGCAGATGCTCACCCAGTATTGCAGGATATTTTTAAAACCTTTGTCCCCGGGGATCTTACGCTGATTAAAGATGATGATAGCATTACGGATGCTGAATGGATTGATGAAGCAACCTCGGCAGAGGGGGATGATGTTGGTTTTGGAACGGTTGAGTTGACGGGTTGCGAACTTCCGAAAGCCGTTGATGTATCATGGAAAATTAAGAAGATGGCCATGGGTGACTTCCTCAATTACATTGCCAGAAAAATTGCTGAAAAAATGGGGAATGCCATTGCCAAATCTGTATTCACAGGAAAAGGAAAACCGGGTGAAGGCGATACCTTTAAAGCTCAGCCTAAAGGTGTTGTAACAGCTCTGAATGCAGAAGCAGGAACACCACAGGTTATTACCTTTGCGACGGCTGATCCCCTGACCTATAAAAAGATTACATCGGCTTTGGCAAAAATTAAAAGTGGTTATCTGGGAAGTGGTGCAGCCATTTATGCTGACAATGCCACGATCTGGAATGAGCTGGCCAACGTTTTAAACGAAATGGGGAATCCTTATTTTGTTCCCGATCCTACTGGTGCCGGTGTTGGCCGTATGTTTGGCTTGCCGGTAAAAGAAGAAGCGGCAGCTGAAGGGAATATTCTTATTGGTAATTATGGCCGAGGTTATGCCATGAACGTCAATCAGGATATTACCTTATATCAGGAAGATCATATCAAGGCCAGAACAACCACCTACATGAGCTATTCCATTATTGATGGTGATGTGGTGACAAACAAGGCGTTTGCGCTTATCAAAAAGGTATAGAAGGGTATAGGGGGCAATGCCCCCTTTTAATGGGTGAATAACATGATTGAATCAATCAGGAATGCCTTGAGAATAAAGAATACTGTTTTCGATGAGGAAATAACCGATCTGATCAATGCCTGCAAGCTGGATCTTTCCATATCTGGGGTGAAGATCATCGACGATACCGATCCGCTGATTAAACAGGCGGTTAAGACCTATGTTAAAGCAAACTTCGGCCTAGACAATAAAGACGGTGAGAAGTACATGGAAAGTTATGAAGCCATCAAGCGGCATCTGGCTTTATGTGGTGATTACAATGTGGAACCGGTAGTTATACCGGAAGAGGGTGTGTAAATGTGGACAAGTATCTGTTATTTGGGGATCGAAGGTGAAGCGGGAAATGTCCTTGGTGAAAAGTACGATGCTGTTACCTTTGATGATTATGTTTTCTGCGACAAGAAATCAATCCGGATGTCGGAGTTTTATCAGGCAGCGACCACCGATTACAAACCATCAATCACCCTGACTTTAAAACAGGCAGATTATGCAGGCCAGCGGTATATCCGGTTTGAGGATGAGGTCTATACCATGATCCGAACCTATGCAGTTAATAGCGAGGATATCGAAGTGGTTCTGGAAAGGGGGATTAAACATGGGGATGCCGCCATCAGTGACGAAAGTGTTGGTTAAGAAAGGGAAAACAACGATTCAGTACACATCAAATGTGGATAGGGTGAAGTATACCCTGTCTGAATTAACCCGGGCAGCGCTCCGGGATGTTGGCAAGTACCTGACTAAAGAATTTCGCCTGGCTTATTATGGCAACTTCAAAAAACGCCGGGGCAAGGTTGGGAAGTTTACCCAATATTGGGTAAGGAAAAAAGATTGTGATCTTCAGGTGGGTTTGAAACCTAATGCTTTCTATGGTGGATTCCAGGAAAAAGGATCTTCAAAGACTCCGGCGCTGGGTTTGCTGACAAAAGTTACCCAGGACAATATTGCGAAAATCGTTGAGATTGAGTCTCAATATCTAAGCTCATTGGAGTCAGAAGCTGCTGCATTGGCTAAAATCAATGAAGAGGAATATGAAGGTGGCTCAGATGGCGAGTAAAACGGTTCTGTTAATCGAAGAGATTAAAAAAATCATCCAAAACGTCCATATGGGCGTTTTTTATATAGGGACGACCAAAACCACTCCTTACCCTTATATAACCTTTCAAATAAGCGATATCGGGGCCAGTAAAAAACTGGAATTGGACTATTGGACGGACAAACCGGACTCCATCGAACTGGAAACATTAGCGGATAATGTGGGCGCATTTTTGAATAAATATACGCTCACGAACGAGCATCACAGCATCACAATTTATAAAAATGATGACCGGCAACGGTTGGACGAAACAATTATTAAGCGGATCAATGAATCTTATTTGGTGCGCTATTACGGAAAGGAAGAATAAAAAATGGCAAAAGGAAAAGTACGAACAGGTTATAACCAGAAAACGATGGAGCATCTCCATACTGGTGCTGGTGCCTTTTTCAAAGATTTTACTGTGGGGACGGATACCTATGAAGCTGCCAGAACAGGCGGGAAGCTTTTAGGTGCCACCCAGGGCGGTGGAGAATTTAAAGCAGCTGCAGAAATCAGAAATATTGAAATTGACGGGCTTCCCGGAAAAGGGAAAGGAACTGAGATCATCGATTATATTGATGTGTCGATGGCCATGAATTTTATCGAAACAACGCCTGAAATTTTGGCCATGGCTCTTGGTGCCGCTGATATTGACACCACCACCAATGGCACTTATGACATTATCACCGGACGAAATTCTTTTGAGGATGCGGATTATATCGGCAACATTACCTACATTGGTACCATCACCGGGAGTGAGGAACCGATCATTATCCAGATCTTTAATGCATTGTCCACCGATGGTCTTAACATCAAGGTGGAGGATAAAAAAGAAGGGGTTATTCCGGTTACTGTTTATGGCCATTATGAAGATACCGGGGAAGGCACCCTGGATGCTCCGCCCTATCGAATTTATTATCCAAAGGGTAATAATGCTGCCACACCGGTTGCCAGCGTGAAGGGTGGAACCTACGCAACCAGCCAGACCGTTAGCTTAAGCTGTGCGACTGTTGGAGCGACCATCTATTACACCACCAATGGTTTTGAGCCAACGGCAGATGATACAGCATACTCCACTGAAATTACTGTGGCAGCCGATACGATTTTAAAAGCAAAAGCAATTAAAACTGGCATGGCCGACAGTGCGACCATGACCGAAACTTACAGGATTGGAGAATAATTAAATGATTGAAAATGTACGAAAACTAAATACGGCGGACTTATTTGAGTTTATGCGGATGGTGAAGCGAACCGGGGTTAAGGATGAGCTTAAAAAGGTGGCTAAGAATATGCCGAAAAAAGAGAAAACGCCACAATTGAAAGTTGTTGAAGAAGGTGATGATAATTCTCCTGAGCTCATTGTTAAAGAAGCGCCATCCCAGGCAGAGGTTGGCATTGATCTGGCTTTTTCAGTGATGGAGATTTTTGCGAACCAGAAAGCGGAAGCAGAAATCTATGCTTTCATTGCCCGCCCCTTCCAATGCACCCCGGAAGAAGTGGCCGAAAATGATCTGATGGATACCATCGAAAAACTGAAAGATGTGGCCGATGCTCAGAAGTGGGCGTCTTTTTTCAAGTCAGCAACTCAGTAGATGTTACTGACATCGAGGAGTTGCTCCTAAGACGATATAACAACATCGACTATATTTTAAATATGGATATTGATAGCGGTCTCACATTTATTAGCAAAGCCTTTGAAAAAGAAGAGGATGCGAAATTGTGGGACCGCTATTTAGTTGATTACCGGAATATGGGGCCAGAGAACTTTATCACCTTTGAAGCTTACAAGGAGCTGGCTCAAAGCGAAAGCACTCAGCCGAGGGCTGCGCCAAAAAGCAAACAGGAGACCATCAACGAAATCAATGAGAAGGTTGAAAAGATTATCAATCTAACCCTGAAAGGGGGTGAGACCGATGGCGTTTGAGATCTTTAAACTGTTTGGTTCGATTTTTGTTGATACCAGCGAAGCCAATAATGAGATGGATCGGGCTGGAAATAATGCTGAGATTTTAGGTAAAAAGTTCGGCGCTGTTGCAAAGACTGCGGATAATATCAGTGATGGGCTTAAGGGGCTTGGAAAGGGATTTTCTACTTATGTAACAGCTCCATTGACTGCAATCGGTACGGGTGCTGTCTTGGCCTTTAATGCGGTTGATGATGGCATGGATGTAATGATCAAGGCCACCGGAGCTACTGGTGATGCTGCCAACGGACTGGAGAAGATCTTCAAAAATGTATCGGGTTCGGTCATTGGGGGTTTTGACGATGTTGGTGGAGCCATCGGGGAGATTAATACTCGTTTCGGGACAACTGGCGAAGGTCTTGAAACAATGAGCAAGGATTTCCTCAAGTTTGCTGAGATCACAGGGGTTGATGCCACCCAGGGGGTGGCGTTGGTATCCAGAGCGATGAGCGATGCGGGTATCAATACGGAGGAGTATAAATCTGTACTTGATCAATTGTCTGCTGCAAGCCAGGCATCTGGTATTTCGGTTGAAGCATTAACTGAAAACCTCACAAAATACGGTGCCCCGATGCGAGCCCTTGGTTTTGATACCCAGGAAAGCATCGCTATCTTTGCCGGCTGGGAAAAGGCCGGGGTTAATACCGAGATCGCATTCAGCGGCATGAAAAAAGCCATTTCCAATTGGGCTGCAGCTGGTAAAGATCCCCGGGAAGAATTTAAAAAGACGTTACAATTAATTGGAGAAACCCCAGATATTGCCAGCGCAACAACCATGGCCATTGATGTTTTTGGCCAAAAGGCAGGCCCTGATTTAGCGGATGCCATCAAGGGTGGTCGCTTTTCTTATGAAGAGTTCTTAGCTGTTGTTGAGAACTCTGAGGGAACCTTAGACGGAACTTATGATGGCCTCCTTGATGGTGGCGCACGCTTTGAAATGGCCATGCAGAATGTGAAAGAGTCGGTGGCCACTTTAGGTGAAGCCATTATGAATACGCTGGCACCGATGCTTGAAACGGCAGCGGTTAAGGCAGGTGAACTTGCGGGATGGTTTGAAGGTTTAAATGAAGGACAACAAGATGTTATTGTAAAATTAGGTCTACTAGCTATGGCTATTGGCCCGGTTTTATTAATTTTTGGAGGTCTGGCCGGGGCGGTGTCCAACGTTGCCGGATTATTTGCCACCGGTGGCCTATTAAACGGGGCACTTGGATCAGCGTCCGCAGCCTTTGGACTTGGCGCCGAGGGTGCCGTGGGAATGGGTTCTTCTCTGGCAGCGTTAACGGGGCCGGTAGCCATTGTGATTGCGGTGATTGCCGGGCTGGTGGCCATACTGGTTGGAGCTTGGCAGAGTTCAGAGACCTTTAGGAGTTCAGTTTCAGGAGCTTTTGAGTCCATCAAAAATACGGCTCAAGATGCCTTTGGAAGAATTGCAGAGGCCATGGATCCTGCTCTTGAATCGTTTCAGGGGTTTGGTGCAAGTCTCACGCCGATACTTCAGCAGATTGGTGATTTGATTGGAAATTACATTGTACCTTATGTTCAAGGTTTTATCGAAAGTTTTATCAATGGATTCTCAAGTGTGATTGTGGCCATTGCACCGTTTATCGCAGCAATCGGTAACCTACTGAGTTTTATCGGCAATTTTGTTGGTTTGGTGGTTGCCCTGCTCAATGGAGATTGGTCAGCAGCCTGGCAGTTTGCCCAGGCAATGGGTCAGAATGCAGTTGATTTTCTCATTAACGTATTTCACGGGCTCTACAACTGGGTAAGCCTGATTTTCCAGAGCATTCTGGATTTCATAACCAATATCTGGAATGGTATCGTTACACGAACCACAGATACATGGAATGGAATCACAACCTTTCTGCAAACAACATGGCAGACGATCTATGACAATACCTTTGGGAAGATTACAGAGTTAGCCACAACCATTGCCAACAAATGGCAGGAGACAAAGACCGATACCCAACAAAAGTGGGATGCTATAAAAAGTGATCTTGCTGCCAAATGGGAAGAAATAAAAACTAATATTGCCAACAAGGTTCAAGAAGTTGCTACAAATCTGGCCAATAAATGGCAGGAAACTAAAATCGATACCCAACTGAAATGGGATGCTATTAAAAATGATCTCGCCACCAAGTGGGAAGAGATCAAAACCAATATTGCAAATAAAATTCAGGAAGTCGCCACAAATGTAGCCAACAAATGGCAGGAGACAAAGACCGATTCTACAACAAGATGGGGAGAAATCCGAGATGACTTAACCCAAAAAGCCCGAGAAATTTTTCGGAATGTTACAGATACAGTTCGGGAAATTGTTGAAGACTTGCCTGGGAAATGGCAGGAAATCAAAGAAACCGCTGGGGAAAAATGGCAAGAGGTTAAAGAGAATATTATCTCTAAGATTCAAAATCTGCCGAATGATCTAAAGAATATTGCAACCGACATGATGAATCAAATGGTTGCGGGAATTCAGGAAACCGCTGGAAATGTCTATGGCGCTGTAACCAGTCTTGTCAACGATGTTATCACAAAATTTAAAGAAGGCTTCGGGATCCACTCACCTGCCAGAGTTATGTTAGAAATTGGAAAGTATATCGTCCAAGGTCTAATCAATGGCTTGAACGGTGACAACCTTATGGCATTTGTCAACAGTATGGTTGAAGACATCAAATCCGCTTTTGCTAATGGAAATTTCAATTTAAAGGCTGCTATTGACTTTGTCGGTAGTGGCGCTGCAGAATTCTTTAAAAGCATCGGAATCGGAGGTGCTGATTTTGGGAGCCTTGTTGCTCCGGTCAGTGGTGGAATCACCTCATGGTTTGGTTACCGGGATGACGTTGGTGATGTAGGTAGTTCATATCATCAAGGGATTGATATTGGGGCGGCCGAAGGAACTCCAATTGGAGCAGCCGGAGCTGGTACAGTCACGCAAGCCGGCTGGAATGGCGGGTATGGATATTCCGTAACGCTTGACCACGGGAACGGACTAGAAACCCTATATGGTCATATGTCAGAAGTATTAGTAGCAGTAGGCGACGTGGTATCTCAGTTACAGACAATCGGTCTTGTTGGTTCGACCGGAAACAGCACCGGCCCGCATCTCCATTTCTCAGTCATTAAGGACGGGGAACAGGTGGATCCGGCCAGTATTTTCGGATACGCTTCAGGAACAAATTATGCAACTGCAGGTTTACATTGGGTTGGCGAAAAAGGTCCAGAGCTGGTTAATTTCAAAGGCGGTGAATCAGTTTATGATGCTGAAACAAGCGAGCTGCTTGCAAAAGGCAATGTAACTATGAAAGTCACCATTAATAGCCCAACACCACTATCGCCAGCCAAAACCGCTAAGCTGTTAAAGCGGTCGGTGCAGGAATTACTTATGAATTAGGAGGCTGGAATGCGAAAAATAAAATACATAAATTCCTTAGGGGAAGAGTTGCTATTTGGTAATTCAGCCCCTTTCATTTTGCAGAAATTTGAAGAAAGCCAAGGGGTAAATAATTATAATTTCAAAGGTGTTGGCCAGGATGGGGAAACCTATCTTGGCACGACCCTGGATCCCAAGGATGTAAACCTCACGGTTGCGATTATCGCAAAGACATCCGACTTATACAATCAGTACAAAGAAAAGCTCTATCGGGTGTTTAATCCAAAACTTGGCCAGGGTTACCTGGTATATAACGATTATCTCAAAGAGCGAAAAATAAAATGCATCCCGGAGAAGATCCCATTTTTAAAGGATGCGATTAAGTCCGGTACTGGTCTTATTAACCTAACAGCCCATGTGCCGTTTTGGAAGGATCTACAGAAGAGCATGGACGAAATAGCCATGTGGGTGGCAGATTTTGAATTTGATTTGGAGATCCCGGAGGACACGGGCATTGACATCGGCCACCGAGAACCAAGCTTGATTGTAAATTGCATAAATGATGGCGATGTCGAAACTGGAATTCGCATTGAATTTAAGGCCTTGGCCACTCTCACAAACCCGTCACTTTTCAATGTCAACACCAGGGAATTTATTAAGATCAAGAAAACCATGGCAGCCGGAGAGGTGATTTCAATATCCACTTACTTTGGGGATAAGCGGATCATAAGCAAGCTCAATGGCGTGGAAACAAATGCGTTTTATGCCATCGATGAGGATTCAACCTTCCTGCAGCTGGATAACGGCGACAATCTTTTTCGGTATGATGCCGATTCAGGTATCGATAATCTGGAAGTGACCATCTACCATTACAATAATTATTTGGGGGTTTAATATGGATTTGTATATCTACAATCGAAATCTGGAACTCCAGAATGTGATGGATACCTATGGATCGCTCAGATGGGTGCGGCGGTACAGCGAATGTGGTGAATTTGAGCTACATTGTCCGTTTACCGTTGAAAACCTGCAGCTATTGGCACAGGATAACCTTATCCGGAAAAAAGACAGTGATGAGATCGGTTTTATTGAGTACCGAAATATCAAGAAGGATGAAACAGACAAAGAAAACTTGGTGATCAAAGGGAAATTGGGAGAAGGCTACCTAAACCGGCGAATTGTTTGGGGACGGGAGATATTGAACACAACCTATGAGCTGGCCATGCGGTCGCTGGTCGATAAAAATTGCATTAACCCAACCGATGCGAACCGGATCATTAATACCTTGATGCTGGATGACCTTGGTAGTTTTCCCGGGGATATCAGCTTTCAGGTATCTTATCAGAACCTGCTGAAGGTGGTTGAGTCTCTATGCCTGGAAGCCGAGCTGGGAAACCGGGTTCGGTTTGATAAGGATTTAAAGAAATTGAAGTTTGAAATATTTAAGGGCTTGGATCGGACGTCAAGCCAGACAGTTAATCCACGGTGTATTTTCGCCAAAGAGTTCGACAATATTTTAGAGCAGGAATATACGGACAGTATTATGGATTATCGAAATGTCGCATTGGTTGGTGGCATCGGTGAAGACGCTGATCGGCGGCTAGTAACCATTGGAAGTGGCACCGGGCTAGATCGTTTTGAGGCATTCAACGATCAAAAAGGCCTTTCTAACATGGTAGACAATGTGGCAATGACAGAGGCCGAATATGCGGCACTGTTAAGCAGCAAGGGCAATGAAACGCTGTCCGAAACAAAGAAAGTTCAGACCTTTGAGAACGGAGTCAATTTGAATTCGAATCTCAGATATAAAGTTGAATTTGATCTGGGCGACATTGTCACCTGTATGTCAAAAAAATGGGGAATCACCATTGACAGCCGGATCAACGAAATTGAAGAAGTCTATGAGGAATCCGGCATGGAAGTAAATATTGTCTTTGGGAAAGAAATGCCCAGAACAATTGCACAGAAAATAAAACTATTGTGAAAGGGGTGGTTTGATGGCAGAGATTAGTGGGTTTCATAATTCGGTGAACGGGGATCGGCGGGTTAAAGCAGATTTCTTCGCGCGATTTTTAGGGAGCTTTATCGGAAACGGTGTCTACCCGAATCCGAGCACCAATTTGCAAGTAATTGCTAACGGCGACATGACGGTGACGGTTAAGGCCGGAAAAGCGTGGGTCAACGGCGTGTTCTATGAGAATACGGCGGATAAAGTTATTACACTTGATGTAGCAGATGGCGTTTTAAAAAGAATTGACCGGATCGTTGTAAGTGACATAACTTTAGAGCGTGACACCTACAGTAAATTAAATAAAGGATCATTTGCAAGTACTCCCGCTGCTCCGGCATTGCAGCGGGATGCCGATGTCTATGAGTTGGGGATTGCAGATATTTATGTAGGCGCTGGTGCGACCAGTATTTCACAAGCCAATATAACCGACTTGAGGTTAAATTCGACATATTGCGGGATTGTGCATGGGCTTTTTGATCAAGTGGACGGTGAAACGCTATTCATCCAGTTCCAAGCGATCTTCGACGATTTTATTGAGAGTTTGGAAGGTGTACTTGATGAAAATGCGGCTGGAAATTTATTGAATTTAATCAATGATCTTGTTTCAAAAATAGGAACGCTGACAGGATTAACAACAACTGAAAAAAGCAATCTAGTTGGCGCGATCAATGAATTAGTCACTGGAATTGTTGATATCGAATCAGATCTAAGCGTTCACACAACTGCAATTTCAAATAATGCTCAAGACATTGCAGATCAGGCACTGGAGTTTGATAATCATGAAATTTTAAAAGCGGGAAGTTCTGTTTTGGGTCATGTTAAAACAGACAGTGTTGATGTGACTGGCAATCTATTATTCCCAGTCCCAGATGATTTGGCTAGATACAAAAATAGCACAAATATCAATGACTTTGATTTGATAAATTGTATTTTGAAAAATGATCAAATTCAACTGGGAAGTGTATATTCTGGTGTAGATGAAACAGTATCCTGCTTAACAAATAGTAACTATATGAGTGGATATCAATATTTTGGAATAGTGTTAGATCCGTCGAAAACAGCCAAACGTATAAAAGGTTGTGTTCTTTTCTATAGTGCTAATACTGTTCCTCAGTATGCTCGATTGAGAAATAGAACAACTGGTGAATGCGGATCTTGGAGGACACACTTGTATCACCAAAGCGAACAAGCTACTCCATTTTATGAATTTGGGGCAAATGACATTCAGTATTCAAGCCTTGCTGATATAATTGAAATTCAGTTTATGGCACCACATAACAATGCCTCTTACACGCACATGTACGCAACAGCGCTACATAACTATTTTAGCAACGCAGTTTACTATACTGATTATTCCTTTAGCTCAAACGGGGGACTTGGATCTCCGATTTCACCAACACAGTACCCAAGAGTTCAAATAACTCTTGTTGATTCTGTTATCCCTGTGCTTGAAGGTTCCGCAATAAAAAATGTTGAGCCAAAGGACTTGGAAAAATGGGGCAATGTTAAGTGGAAGCAGCAAGTACCAGCAAATACAAATGTAAGGTGTGACCTGATAAAAGAAGTGACCGCAATGAATAAATCGGTGACTTATACCAGTTACTCTACTGGTAATGCCGGTATTTTCAGTGGGTTAAAGATCAAGCCATTAAAAAACCTTTCTGGAATAAAAGTACAAGCGATGAATGGGCAATCGGCGGTCAATAAAGTAGCGATTTTAGATGAAAATAAAAATATGCTAAAAGAGTTCACTTTGTTTTATGGATTAACGGTATTAAATTCCAATGTATATACTGTGTTGAATTATGATTTTCAAGCAAATTCTATATATTATATTGTCGGAACTTTTATGGGAGCATCATGGACGGCATCATATGCAGCTGTTACATTCCCTTTAGCGAATGAGTATTTTAGTATATTAGGCGGATTATTCAATGGGTCAGATCAAACAACAAAGTGTTACTCTTTTATGAGTATAACGCCGATTGAGTCTTTAAGCAGCAATGTGGATACCCCATTTGATCTGTCATTATTAGATGCAACGATATATTCTAAAATCTCATTGCGATTTTTATTAAGCCGTAGCAATTTGACTGATACACCAAAACTTTACGGCACAAGCATAACGTGGAGAAGTGGAAGGCAATTGTATCCCGACGTCTATGAATTAATTGCAAAAACAAAAATGCCTGCTTCGGCTGCTTCGATTTCAGTATCAAACATCCCCACGATATATAGATATTTAAAAATAAGAATAAGGAATGTCACATGTGTAGCAAACAATTCGTTAGATTTATTAATGAGATTTAATGATGACGCATCTTCTGGTGACTATTATTCAAACGGTTATTATGGTTCTGGATCATCAAATTATTGGTCAGGGGCAACGACAACAGGATTACAAATCGGATCAGTGATAGCAACTCAATTTTTACAAGAGCTTGGAAGCTTTGTCGAGTTAGATATTGACCAATCTAATCCTCTGGCATGGAAAAGGGCACATATTGATTTCTTAAAAGGGGGTTCATACCAAGGCGAAGGAATTGGGGTTTGGAAAAACTTGAACGACAGGATAAAAAAAATAACCCTGTTGTTGAGTAATAGCAGTTATCTTATCGGAGAGAACTTAGAATTAGAAATCTATGGAGGGTATTAAAATGCAAAAAATAGAGTTTGATTGTATAAGTGGCAACATGAAAGTGGTACCCTTTACCATTGAGGAAATGACACAATGCGAAACAGAGTCCAAAGCCTATGAAGAACAAAAATTACTAGATGGATTGATCCCGTCAGAAAAAGAAATACTGATGGCAGAAATAGAAATCCAAACAATCGAAATCCTAACGGAAGGAGGACTTTTATAATGACAGCATTACAAAAAAGATTAGTCAACGCCTATGCCACCCTGGTAATGGCAGGAAGAAAAAAAATTGAAGAAGTGCCGGAAACGGAATGGGAATTAAGCGATGGAACAAAAACGACACTAAGAGCGGAAGCAGAAATCGAAAAAGCAAATCGGGAAGTAGCAGCTTTATCATAGGCTGTTTTTTTATTCCCCAAAATGAAAGGATAAAAGAATGAGATATTTTACAGACAACCCCTTAGTTTCAAGCATTTTTACGGCAGTAGTAGGATTTGTGACATGGTTATTTGGAGGGTGGGATACGTTGATGTGTGTTTTGGTTGCGCTGATGGCTTTAGATTATATCACCGGGTTAATGGTGGCGTTCCAGAACAAAGAACTGTCCTCATCCATTGGATTCAAAGGATTGTTCAAAAAGGTAGCTGAGTTGGTAGTGGTCATGGTTGCCGTTCAAATTGATATCGCAACCAACCAAGGTGGATCATATTTTAAAAACATCGTCTGTCTGATGTTCATTGCCAATGAAGGGCTGAGTATTCTTGAAAACACCGGGAACCTTGGAGTTCCCCTCCCAGAAGCCCTTACGAAGGCATTAAAACAGATTGGAAACAAGGCAGAAACAGAAAAAGAAAGTGAAGGTGAAACAAAATGATTGAAAAACCAAACGTAATTTATGACGGCCATGTCCAGGACATTGGAAATATCGGCCCATTTCAAAACGGCGAACTATGTGGAACATTCGGAAAGTCGAAACGGCTGGAAGCTCTGAGCATCAAAACCGATTCGGATAAGCTGGGGGTCGAATACGAGGGACAGATCCAAAACATTGGCTGGACGGACGCAAAACGGGATGGTGAGTTGCTGGGGACAACCGGTCAGGGTTTGCGCCTTGAAGCTGTCAGAATCCGGCTGACGGGCGAAAAAGCCAGTGAATATGACATCTATTATGGCGTCCACGCTGAAAATTACGGCGATATGAATTGGGCCATGAATGGCGAACCAGCCGGAACAGAGGGTTTAGGACTCCGGATAGAGGGGATCAAGATCATCATCGCCCCCAAATCGGTTAAACTGACTGTTGGTGATGTTCGCAATTTCATTAAGGCAGAACCTAAACCGATAGCCCCGGCCACGCCTATACCACAAGTGCAGAAAAGTTTGGCAGGAAAAATTATCTGCCTGAATCCTGGTCACGGTGGTTCCGATCCGGGGGCGGTTGGTTTGCTTCGTGAGTCAGATCAAAATTTATGTGTCGTTCTCAGGCTTGGACAGCTACTTTCGGAACGTGGAGCATCAGTCATCTATACAAGAACAACGGATGTCCATATGTACCTAATTGACAGAACCGATATCGCCAACGATGCCAATGCCGATATGTTTGTTTCTGTCCACCATAACGGGTCAAATGATCCTGCTTCAAACGGATCTGAAACGATCTGCTATCCGGGCAGCGATAACGGGCTGCGATTGGCCACTCTGACATTAAACGGAATCTGTAACCGCCTTGGCACCTATCGGCGGGGAGTGATCCAGCGTGATGATTCGGATGTGACGTATTCTGATATGGTCGCAGTAATCACCGAAGCGTTGTTTTCATCCAATCCGGATGAGTGCAATTTATTTTCAAACGGTGGGGCCGAATTAGAAGCGTTGGGAATTCTGGATGGAATCCTTGCTTATTTCGGATGCTGACAAAATTCTAAATAAAGTATGTCGTTCTTGACGGTTTATTTATAAATGTATAATGATCTTGACCGAAAATTTGTCAAGTAAGTTTCACGGCCACCTTCGGGTGGCCATATTATATTTTCAGGAGGAAAAATGAATAGTTTTATACCTTGGATTGGCGGGAAACGCCTGTTAAGAAAAACAATAATTGAAATGTTCCCAAAGGACTTTGATCGATACATTGAGGTCTTTGGCGGTGCCGGATGGGTGCTCTTTGCAAAAGATAAGCATGCCGATCTGGAGATTTATAACGATTTTGATGGCCAGCTGGCCAATTTGTTCCGGTGCGTGAAGTATCATCCGGATGAGGTGAAAAGAGAGATATCCTGTGTCCTGAATTCTCGGGAGTTCTTTGATGATTTCAAATCACAGCTAGATATGCGAGGATTAACCGACATTCAACGTGCTGGGCGGTATTTCATGATTATCAAAACATCATATGGAGCTGACAGAAAGACCTTTGGAGGGACTAAGAAGAATCTTAATAAAAGCACAGACTATCTGAGTGAGATCAGTGATCGGCTGAATGGCGTGGTGATTGAAAACAGAGACTTTGAGAGGATCATCAAGGTTCATGATCGGCCAGGGGCACTTTTTTATCTTGATCCACCTTATCATGGCACAGAAAAATATTATCAAACCGGATTTGGTGATGTCGATCATATAAGATTAAGAGATTGCTTGAAAGAAATCAAAGGAAAGTTTATACTGAGTTATAACAATGATGATTTCGTCCGGGAGCTTTACCAGGGCTTCAACCTGATTGAAATCAGCCGGAGGAATTCGCTCCTTGAGCGGTACGATGGCAAAGACAAAGAATACAAAGAAGTAATAATCACGAATTACTAAGAGACTACCTTATATTAAAGGGCCTTACGGTGTGGAGGCTTTTTGGTATGGGGCATTCGTTTAGGGACCTTCGATGAAGCTGCCTATTTTCAAGTTTGATAAAAATAAAAGAGGCTGATTACAAAAATTAATAAGTAAAGAGGATTTTAATGATCAAAAGAAATGTAAAAGAAGTAGAATTTGTTTTTGCGAAAGATGAATTTTCATATCAGGAAGTATTGGATAGTTTTGAAAAAGCTAAATATATTAATATACTAACTTTCAACATTTCAAGTAAATATAATTATGAACTGACTAATAAGTTAAAAAATCTTAATGAAAACTGTATGGTAAATATTGTCACTAATATTCCAAATCGTTTTTACGTATATAAAGGTAAGAATAAAGAGGTGAAAAAATATAGAAAAAAGATCGCAAAAGAAACTGTTCGTAACTATATAGAAAGATTAAATCCAGAAAAATTCAAATGCAATTTAAATACATATTTTAATTTTGATAACCATGGGAAAATTATCATGACCAATAGCATTGCATACGTAGGGTCTGCAAATTTTTCGTCGGAAAGCATGAAAAATATTGAAACTGGATTTCTTAGTAAAGATTTAGAACTCATTAATTATTTAAATGATGAATTTTTTCCATCAATTATTAATAATTCAAGAAATTATTCTTTCGATGAAGATTTATTACTTATTGAGAGCGAAATAATTCGAATTGGTAAATTAATAAGATATAATCGCGAAGATTTACTCAATAATAACTTTTATTATGAGGATTATCATGGAAAAGAAGTACCAGTGTTAAGTAATGAAAATTGTTACTTTTCAATTGATGTTCTTTACGAATTATTAGAGATAGCAGAGGAATTTCATCAACTTGTGGGATGGATAAATAATCTACTGAAATGGAAAGAAGAAGAGTTTCTAGAAATTAGTAGAGACATTGTGAATGATATTAGAAAATTAACTGATGAAGATAGCTTATTGTTTAAATTATCATCTGGTCAAATTAGCTCTGAGAGATTTCTTGAAAGCGATATAGATGCATACGATGAAGGATTCGAGAAGAGTTGTGATGAGGCTATTAATAGATGTTCAGATCTTGATGCTGATGAGGAGATCCGATTGCTGTGTCTTAAATTTAAACAATTACATGGATTATGTAGAGTATTATATGAAAAATTTGATAACGTTTATACTCAAAATAAAACAGATAGATAG